GCGAACCGCTGTGTTTGATCTATTATCTGACTCCCCAAATAGACTGTTAATAAGAATTCTACCACGGCTTCAATGTTACTTGCCCACTATCAATATAATTTGGTTGTGCGGTACTTGTATGTTCCGCCTGCTGCTTTCTTTGTTTTGTTGCCCCAGTTGGCTGCACCGACTTTACGGCACTTGGCGATTGCCCCGCTTGCATACGCTGACGGGAAGACCTTATAACGGCGCTTAACTTTGCTGTAACATGCATCCTTCGATCCACCTTTACTTACTTGCTTGGACATCGAGCCTCGCGAGATTGCCATTTTTTTTCTCCAAAAAATCATCCCACAGAACGCTTAACATCTTGTGGTTCTCTTCTACCTTGACCGTTATCACAGCCGTGTCTGTTTTTAGGTCAACAACATTATTTCCCACCCAGTACAAGAAGGTGACTAAGACGCCAATTATGACCGTGCTGAGTACGCCAGCAATTGCTAAAATAATTTTTTGATCCATCGTTAACACTTCCACCTCCGTCTGGCAGCGCAAATACGCTTCTTGGGGGTTTTGCTACAACTAATACCGTGCATTTTCATTTGCCCGGCTGATCTAGAACAGTAAGATTTCTTGCGCTTGCCACCACCCGGCTGCGGAGCCTTTAGCTTCGAGCCTGTGGCTTTGTTGTACTTAGCGCGGCCTTTTGCAGTTAGGCCAGCGCCACGAGACGCGGGCAGCTTCTCACCCTTCTTAACAGATAAGCTAACTGTTTTTTTCTTACTCGCTGCCATCAACGACCTCCCAACTGGACAAACACAGTTATAGAAGTATTACCCGGTAAGCTGACGTAGAGGCCACTGTCAAATATAATGCCGTCACCCGGTATATTCATATCAAAAGTTCCAGTGCCCTTTTCATCAATTTCCAAAACAACATCCCCAGATGCGGCGGAATCATTGTCATACAAGATAATATTTCCGGTTGCTCCGCTGGTATGGTTGACTATAAAACCTTTTAACCGCCCCCGGCAGTTCGCAAGAACCCCGGAAGCGTGTAAGTGTTTTGCGATAACTTCGTTACCAGCCATCGTCAGGCCAGAAAAATAGTTAGCGTCGTGGAGGCGCTGATAGCAGAAACATGAACCCCTTCAGTGGCAATAATGCCATCATCGGGGATATATACTTCATTGTATCCAGCGGGAAGAGTCTGAGTAAGCAGAGTCTCTCCTGACGCGGAGCCGTTTTTTAGCGTAAACGAAGCTACACCCGAAGCAATGTAACAGCCAACAGAGCGTAAACGAGATCGACCGGGGCCGACATCACCTGTCGCTGTAGCTGAATAGGCTTTTAATGGACCAGCCATCTGAACCTCCTATTAGCTAAGAGCAGCACCAACAGCAGTTACCCAAGCAGCACCTGTGTTGATTACGATGCAATACTCGTTGTTGCCCGCGCCGTTGTCGCTGACAATATAAGCTGTCCCAACAGCAACATCGCCAAAAGCTGGCAGATTCGCAGTGGTTACAACGGGGATTTGAAAACCAGCGTTTGAACGTACTGGTCCTGAGAAAGTAGATAAAGCCATTTAGATCTCCTGTCGTGGCTAGTGTCAGCCGCACCTCGCGGCTGTCAGGGATGACTTATTATACAATAAAAAAGGGCGACTGAATAGCCGCCCTTTAATATCTTTGTATTTACACTTATGCGCCCGGTGAACCGAACACAGCGCGTGGATCGCTGAAGCCGAAGCTGTAACGCTCACGAGCCTTGAACCGCATGTTGCCTGTGTCGAAGTCTGGATCCATTCCAGTTGACAAAGCCATACGCTCAAAGTGCTTGAAGCCGTTTGGTGCATCAGTCTTGATGAAGAATGCATCTGAGTCAGTCAGGTAGTCGTTGACTACATAACCTTCAGGCAGCAGACCAGAAGACTTGATTGCGTTGATGTCGTTGTCGGCAGTTCCAACCCGGAGGTTTGAAACAAGCAGACGCTCGGCAACAAACTGCAACTGGCGAGGAATGATCAGCTTCATGCCTTTTAGGGCAATGATCAAGCCACGCTCGTCAGTGAAACCAGCGATGCTGATGAGTGCGTCCTCAAGTGAGGTCTCATTCAGGTCAGCAGCTACTGCTGGCTCGTTGGCGAATGTGCCACCGTTTGTCAGCGGGTGGTCAGTTGCACAGAGTTCTTTGGTATCGCCACCAGCAAATGCTGCGTTGAAGGCGTTGTTAAGAACAGAGGCAGCTTTAACCTGCTTTGTGTGTGCCATAGAACGTGCGAGTGCGCGTGTATAGCGTGATGCCAGACGATCATAAAGATTGTCTTCGATAGCTTCTTCAGTGATTGAAAAGGCCATAGCAACTGTCTCGTGGTTGTAACGAGCAGTGTATGCTTCTTGTGCATCGTCGAATGATACACCAGAACCTTCAGCTTTCACTGGAGCCGCACCGAATCCAGACAGCATTACTTCTTCCTCGAATGCCCGGTCTGATGACTCGGAATCGAAGATTTCAGCATGCTGACCTTCATAGCGATTGTATTCCATACCAAAGAGAGCGTTTAGGCCCGGCTCTAGTTCTTTGGCGAGATTTGCGCGAGAAATAGCCATTATCTAAACTCCCTTACGCTATTGTTGCGTCGGCATCGTTACCGAGCAAAACGTGGTTGTTGATCTTCACAATCATCGAAATACCAGCAACTGCGTAATCGGCGTTATCAACGTCTTCCTGAATACCAATGATCATCAGCGGAGAAGAAGGATCTGTTGCTGATGCTGTTGAAATATCCACGACTGCTGTTGAGTTGCCTGTAGTTGTGCTACCGGCATTACCGCTTGCGAAGTCTACTGTCTTAAAGATGTTTGCACGAGCAGTAGCTTTGTTTGTCATGCCTGCATCGGCAACACAAATAAAGCGTTGTGCTGGGTTGTCGTACACATAACCAATGATGTCGTAGTTCGTGTCTGCTGAACCTGAACCGGGCCAGTAGTTAGAAAAACGCTTTTCCTTGGTTGTTGCGTCAATATACTCACAGCCAGCGAAAGCACCTAAAAGTTGCTCTCCGTCAGCAGCAGCGCCTGCAACCAGAATTGTCCCGCCAGTAGTTTCTACTTTGACCGGGGAACCCTGATAGATTGCTGCTGCCGTGCCAGCGATGAAGTATGCTGTAGTGCCTTGAGTAGCTGGTGTGCTACCAAAGGTGTTGATCGGCTTGAGGCCGAAAGCGATGTTTGAATTCGCCATTACACACTCCTAAAGGTTATGGTAAGGATCTAGTCCTTACCTCCAAATGTTACACGACTTTTCCTATCGTTGTGGATAGGCATTGAGGGGTGTTGCTCCCTCATCAGGTTTTGGTCAACGGATTCCATTTGATTACGGGTCTGCTCCCGGAAATATTCAGTTCTTTCTTGGACCGTCTCCTCGGGGATACGGGCAAGCATTAATCCGCCTACACCGATTACACCTGCATGCTGACCATCATCAATGGTTGGGTACTTCCCAGCCATCTCAGGATATTCGTCAGCCCGTACAGGCTCCCATCCTTCTCGAAGCTTGGCGTTCACATTCATCTTGTCATCCTCACCACGAAGGGCGGAACGAATCCAGCGATGCTTGTAACCTGCCGGTGCTTCTGGTGCCTCCAATTTTGAAGGCGGTGCCCAAGGCTTGCGGCGTTGGGTCTTTGCGCGAGTTGTCGCTTCGCGTGGCGTTCTTGTAGAATCAGTCATTTTTTAATCCTTTACATACTTTGCGTATTCTTCGAGCGGAACATTTAACCGTTTCGCAATTGCAATTTGCGAAGGAGTTAACTTGACTGTTCTGCGCCCCTTTTGTGACGGTGCCTTAGAAGCACTGGACTCCGCAGAAGCGACTCGGGGTCCTGCATCGCCGCGTGTAGCTCCCTTAAACTTGTGGGGGAACTCTTTACGGACTCTGCTGTCAAGCTCAGTATAATACTCATCGGACGCCGGGTCAAATCCTTCATCCTCAATTAACTGCCTATGTATGCCAAAGGCGGCATAAGTCATAGTCTGGTCACTTCCAAACCACTCATTCTTAGAAGCCCAAACCTCTGCTTTTGGGTCAGGTGCTGCTGGCTGCGCCGCTTGCGGTTGTTGAACAGGTGCCTGAACAGCTTGCTCACGAGCTTCTTGTTCAATTTCACGACGACGACGAGCTTGCTCAAGTTGTGCCTGATCAAGCGCTAACTTACTCAGGTTTTTCTGAGCCTCGAACATTTGCTCGGCGTCACCCTCATCATAAGCTGCTTGATACGCCCGTTTTGCAGCGTCAATCTGAGACTCAATCCGAGTTCCAAACTCACCCACATAGGAATTATCAAGTTGCTCCAGACGTTTACGAAGTTCCTCGTTTTGCTTCTTTACATCTTCGGCATAGGCAACCGCTTTCTTTGTGCGCTGCTCTTCCTCTCGATACTTGTGCGTAATCTTGCTAATACGCTGTTGAACAGATTTAGAGTAATCAGATAATTCCTCCTCTTTACTCTGAGCCTGATTTTCCTCCTGTTGATCTTCAGAGACTTCTGCTTCTGGAGCTTCTGTCTCTTCTAGTTCAACAATATCAATTTCTTTTTCTTCCATTTCTGCGGCGTTAGTTGGCACAACTACCCTCCGTATGACTTGATATCGTCTGGATCGACGATCGTTGCGATGACTTCGTCATCGTTAATAATGCGGACTTCACCGCCCTCGATTGTAAACCGAGACCCGGCATAGCGTCCGATACACACCCAATCACCTTCTTTACACCAAGGATCACTACCACCAAACTTGTCGGGGTCCTTGTATGCAAGAGGGCCGAGCTTCACCACATACGCTACCACAGTAGCGCGTGACTCTCTTTCTCTAACTTGATCGGGAACGTAAATACCACCTTCAGTCTTATCACGACCCATATATGGCATGACAAGTAATCGCCATCCAGTGGGTTGTGGTACTCGCTCTGATAGGGGCTTTTTCTTTGCGGCCTCTTCGGCCTTCTTCTTAGCCTCGCGTTGCGCGAGGATATAGTCAGGTACGATCAGTGTCTTCGACATA